ACCACTTCCATCAATCACAATTCATTGCTAACTGTCTAACCGAAATTGCTAGATGCAAAGCTAAGATTGCTTGCCTGGAAAATCCTGTTAGACAGCCTACATTTAAAAATTGGCTAAGGAAAGTTCTTGCGTTATAATATTTATGGGTCGTTGAAAGCCCACTTTGCATAAGAGAACTTAACCCCTTTAGTATTAGGTCCACTAAGGGGGTTTTGTTTTAGCTATTCGTAATGTGTTTCAACTATATATTCATCATAATCTGTATCTTCTTCCATATATCGACCAAGATTAATCATGCAAAGTCTCTTTGCAGTTAGATAGCACTCATCGTCTGTATAACCCTTGCTCTTAAGGAACTCATAAAAACATACTAATGGGCCACATACTTCTCTAACGAACTTGTAGGCTTCTTCATCTTCATTAATCAAAGCTCGGAGCCTTACCTCACTTAGACCCATAGGGCCGTAAGTTTTTTCTTGTTTTTTGGTTCCTTTGTTTCTTTTAAAATCCATTTGTTTAGTTAGATGGTACGAATTTCGCTGTGGAGCCTGTTTTAACCCACTTAACCTCGTTGTCTTTAACGGCGACTTCGGGGTATTGAACTGAGTACCAGCGATGATCACATTTAATACACCGTCTGCGCCTGATAGTTACCCCATCACTGGAGCGTTTAGTGCATACAACTCTAGTCCTAGCTTCAGCGCACTTAGGACACGCAGCTTGAATTTTGTTAATCATTTATGGTGCTGGAACTAATATGTGTTGTGCGTGTTCTGACCTTCTGCCATCAGGCCATTTCACTTCGTAGTAGTAACAAATACGACCTCTTTTGTTGTACTTATCTATTACCTTGATAATGGTTCCCCTACTAGATTCAGTTTTTAAGAAGACTCCTGTATTTCTCTTTTTGTTTACTTGATCGTTCAGTTTGTATTTAGGATTAATTGTCGTAGTTGTCATAGTTCTTTTTTCCAAAGTATTGAGGCTCCAGGGTTATTAGTTTTAGCTTGCTGTGAAGCTTCTTCCTTTGTGTAACCTGAGTAACGCATATTTTTACCTTGTTTGCCTGGGTTACATACCCAGAAAAGGTGTAGTTTCAATCGAGGCGGTGCGTTTTCAGAAGTAACTGATGTGTAGTAAATCATTGCTGAGGTTTTTCTGGTGGTTTATCAGGAGCATTGGAACGGCCTTCGACTCTCTTCCTCACAGATTCTCTCCATACAACTTGATCTTTAGCTTCGGCTTCTTTATACACAGAACTAGG